GGGTCGGCCAATCCTCTAACCGCCCCATTTTATAGATGCCTCCTGCAAAGAATTGACAAATTCAAAGCCTTTATCGTTAGCATCAAGGGCTTTTTGATCTTCGCTTGTCCAACGGCGCAATCGTGGTCGTTCCAAATCAATCAATCGACTTTCGGCAGTCAGTGTAATTGTGCAAGTTTCGCCCTCTTCGGCAATGCTCATCACATCCATTCGGCCGGAAAACACTTTATAGCTGCTAACTGTGCCGCTGGTAATTGCCCCAAGGTGTATGTTTACAATGCGATATTTATAATTTTCAGTTAAAGCATATGATAAAATGCTGCTTGATATGCCCGTCAGCGTCATTGAAACGCCCTTTGCGCCAATTTCTGCGGCCTCTTCAATAGCAGAAATCCCGATCAGCGTGCCGCCGCCAGTGTAAGTATTGCCGCCAAATGTCAAATCGCCATAGCCATTCCACAACCGTAAAGTGCCGCTGTCAAATTCAAGCTCAACTGCGACAAAACCAGTAAAGCTATCAGTGGCAAATTCTGATGGTACACCGCTGCGCGTCATAGTGCTTCAACCGCTGCAAAGCTGATTGAATAAAAACCAGCGTTGTTAATTGTCCACGTTGCATCATTCGTCGCCAGCCGGAAAACGCCTTGTGCGCCGCTAACAACCACAGTTGCATTGTCTGCCGGTGATGAACGCAAATCCGGCCACAGGTTTAACGTAGCTTGACCGCTGCCGTTTGTGTCAACATCTTCTAGCACTTTGTAAAGTCGCGCGGTTGCACCGCTGCCTAGCTGGATATAATCGCCAGCCTTCAAATAGCCGGAAGCAGACGCAGGAAGCCCGTCAATAGCCAACTCGTTACCAGTCTGGCTTGCACCATTAACAACCGGCGTGCCAGCCGCTGTGGCCGCTGATCCGCGTGGCGTTGCGGCATTAGGATCGCCCAAAAGGAACGTGCCAAACTGACCACGCAACCGCAGCAAAAAGCTGTTCCAATATTCGCTGTCAGAACGTTTGACAGGCGGGATGCGGATCGTTGCCGCCCAACGTGCGCCAGCGTGCCGAACAACTTGCTGCGAGAACGTGAATGGGCTTTCGCTAATTGACACAACGTCAGTCGCAGTAATTTCAACCGCAGCAACGCCGGTCTGTGTCGGAAATGTGAGTGGATAAGTTTCAGCCATAACTATGCCCCAAATGCGCTGGCGAATGAACCACCGCGCCGCCTTGCGTCAATAACTGCCGCCTTCGATGCCTCTTGAATTTGCGGCAACATACCCATAACCTCTGCGCGTACTGTTTGCGATACGCCAGCCGATAGGTTAATGGTCTGATTGACCACTACACCGCCGCCCATTTTGTCATTCGGGACAATCGTCCCGCTTTGATTTGGCACAAACATTTCTGCGCCGCGCTCACCAACAAGATAAGATTTGCCAGCCGAAACAGAGCCACCATTAGCCCTAGCACCGCCAAATATTGCACTGCCAATTGTTTGCAAGAAATTACCGCCACTCATTGCTTGCGCCAGTGGCTGTGTAATGCTTTGTTGGATTTGGATGCGGATCAGATCGCTAATGATCGACCGCGCCATATTTTTAAACGCATCTTTTGCACTAGCAGCACCCATAGTCACATCAACAAGCGCATCTTCCAAAGATTTAACGCCACGCACCGCTGCATTGCCAAGCCCTTCTTTGACCTCATCGCCTTTCTCTTTTAATTTTTTTAAGGTTTCGGCAAATGTGTCAGCCTTTTCTTTTGTTGTTTCTAAATTAGGCATTAATGCCGCAAGCTGTGCGTCTAATGCAGCAATGGCTTGCCCCGTCAAATGCGCCTCGTTTTTGTCTTTCTCAAGGCCAGCCTCAAGGCTGTCGAGATTAGGCAACAATTTATTAACTGCATCAGTGAGACCAGGGAACGCCTTCTCGGCCAGCTTCATTGACTCATCAGCCGCAAACTTTACTGCGTTAATAATCCTGTCAAGATTATCGGTCATTGACGCAATTACAGCAATTACAGTCAGCGTTCCATACATCAACATTTTCTGTGCAGCGCGATACAATATCATAGCCTTTTGCGCTTTTAACAACGCACTGCCAAATTTAATAAACGCCAACGCTTGCCCAAGAACGGCTTTAGCAAAAAGATAGGATGTTACGGCAATTAAACTGCGCCGTAAAAAGTCAATATTACGCGAAACAAAATCAGCCATTCTGCCGATATTTGTAAATATAGATGGAATAAGGCGCACGCCGGACGCTAGGAATTGACCAATTGATGTTGCCAGCCCGTTACTGCTTTGCATCATATCGCCGAAAAATCTCGACACTTCGATCAACGCTTGATTAAAGCCAGCCTCGCCTATCGCCTTTTTGAAGGTGTCGAAATTATCGCCAAGATTTGAAAATGCGCCGTTTAAGGTTTTAGCTTGTTCTGCCATAGCACCGGCAAATTGCGTTTCACCCAACCCGACCAAATAGCCGGTAATAGCGTCTGCGCTTTTTTGCACTGTTGTCGTCATACCCTTAAAGGTAAACGAAACCTTGTCACCTTCTGTCTTGGCCTTGATACCAAATTCCTTTAGGCGTTCAAATTCTCCAACAGCCGCATCAGCCGCAGCCTCAACAAACTGATCAAGGGATTTGCCTACGCCGGACGTAATGTTGCCAAACGCCACCATCGTTTTAATTGATGGCTTTAAACCAACGGCAATCAGCTTGTTAAAACTGCCAACAACTTCTTTTAATGCAAATGGTGTTTTGGCGGCAAACACTTGTAATATTTCAAATGCTTTTGACGCGCTTTCGGCTGACCCTAAAAACGTCTTTAGTGATGCTTCTAGTGACTGAAATTCTCTGTTTGTTTGAACAGTTGACTTGACCAAAAGGCCAAAGCCGGTTGCGCCAGCTAGGCCAGCAATGGCGGTCTGCACGTTGAAAACCGCGCCTTTGATTTTGCCAAGGCTAGAACGCAAGCTGGCAAACGCTGTGCCGGTGTTATTCTTAGCGGTGATTGTGATCGGCAGATTATTTTTCATTACCATTTTCAATCACCCTAAAATAAGCAAACCATTCGTTCAATTCATTTAGCGTCAATTCTTCAATTTCAGCCTGTGTCTTGTGAAGGCGATCCGCCAAGGCCATCATATTCAGCCTTAACGGGTCGCCCTTTAGTTTTTTTCAGCGTACTCAATGCTTTCAACATCACCAAACATCTGCCCAGCAATATCAGCAATCAAGGCCACGCTGTCACCCATCAGAAACATTTTATCTTCAAGAGTGAACAATCGCTTGCCATCGGCATCTTCAGCTTTGCTAATAATCAAATCAACCATACCGCTGATCGTCATATTGTTAAGAAAGTCTTTGTGCTTTCTTTGCAGCTTGTCGATGTCTCCGGCGGTAATGGCTCCAGAATAAATAACCAACGGCTGACCATCTTCGCCCCACTCATCAACTTTAATGACCTTCCGGTCGCGGTTACGCCTTGCGGCGATCTGTTCTCCCAAGCCCATAATTTACCCCTTTAAACGACAGTTTCAGTTAGACCACCAGTGCCTTGCAGCGAATAGGTAGCGGTGTTAATGCCATCAGATGTTACACCGATTGAACGGCTGGTGACAATCGCTGAACCAGTCAATTGATGGTCGCCGGTTGTGTTGCCTTCCATCTGCAATTTCAGAACAACAGTATCGCCAGCGGTTACGTTGTTTTGCGCTGTGTCTGTGTCGTCAAAATATGTTTCAACAGTTGCGGTGAAATCTGTGAAGCTGGCTTTGTAAGTCTTTGAGGTATCGCCCATCACTGTATCTTCAATAGTGTCGGCAGTCTCATCAACAGAAAAGCTAATCACTTCAGCCATTACGTCTGTGCCGATTAGAACGACACCATCGTTTCCTTTAAAAGTAGCCATCGTTTTAAGTTCCTTTTCTAAACGGCAGTTTCAACGTCATTTTCTTTGGTGCGGTATTGCACCGATATTGTAAACCGACCAACGGCCACCGGCTGTTCGCCATCGCCCGAATAGTCAGCCTCAAACGCAACAACCTGTGCATCTTTTGCCAGATTGTTTAGCGTTACATCAGCGGCAATGGCCTCTTCAACCTCAACCGCAATAGTGTCCAGCGCATTATCATAATTCGCTGTGCCAATAACATATGCCTCAACGGCGACATCTAAAACCCGATTTACTGAACGCGCCAGCGTAATTGTATCAAATTCGGTCGCTTCGCTCTTGGTAAAAATACATAAAGCTGGCAACTTTGTCTGTTCTAGCGGAAAGATACGGCTGCGGAATACGTTGCTGCCGGTTGTGGTCAATCCCGTCAATGTCGTCACGATCTGGTCGCGGATTTGCTGCCGGACGTGTGCCATTATTGTTTTTCCAATACCAGCGTGGTCATACCAGTGCCGTCATCCTGCACAATCCGCATCGTATAGGCCACCGCGTTGATCGTAATAGTGTCGCCTTCAGCGGCTGTGCTAACGTCTGCGGTGCGGCAAACAAATCGCGGTTGTTGTAATGCAAAGCCAACGCCCCCACCAGCGTCAACCTCGACAAAATCATTATCAAAGATGCCGTTAATCGTGGTCGCATTATAGGTCGCAGCAACCCCGAAATCATCAACGCCAACAAAAATGGCGCGGTCATCTGCGGTTTCGACTGCCATTAGTCGGCATCCTCATCAGCAACTTTAGCCACTTTAGTCACTTTAGCTGACCATAGCTTTGCATAACCGCGATCAATCAGCTTGTTTGCTTCATCTTCACGCACATCGTGATCTTCGCCCTCAAGCATAATGCCGACTGAACCCGCTTGGCAGTCTTTTAGCGTTGTGATTTTGATCAGTTTTGTTGTCATTTTTTCTTTGTGTTCCGTTTAATAAGGCTAGACGCTGATTTTTTTGTTAGGCCAATTGCCCGATCAGTGATGCCTTGCTTTTCTTCATAAACCTCAACCTTGCCAGTATTGACCAGATCAAGCCC